CCACAGCTGGTAATGAAGCTTTATTAGCTAACAAAGCAATGATTAATATAACAGAAAATATACATCATGAATTAAATACCCCGTTAGAAGTCATTGATAATAAAGTAGAAAAAGTAAGAAGAATAATGTTAAACTATTTATTAGAAGAGTCACATAATTTAAATAAATATGAAATACAACCTGGTTGTATTCTTTATGATGAATTTATCGAAAGAAAAAGAGAAAATAATAGAAATTTATTAACATTAGAAGAAGATTTTGATTTTATTAAAACATCATCGGAACAAATTTATTCTGTATTAGAGAAAATGAAAAGTTTTAAACATCTTAGATATAGTAATGGAAATAAAAACATAAAAAACATAATAGATGGTGGATTTAAAATAATAAAAATAAGTAATACAGATTTTACTTATAAGATAGATTCAAAATTAACAAAATATGGATTAAATTCTGATATTTTAAAAAATGCAGATTTATTAAGTGTTTTAATAAATCATTTAAAAAATTCATTAGAAGCAAATGCTTCTAAAATATATGTTGTTAAAAATGATTATAAAAATGGTGAATTAAAAATAAGAATTATAGATAATGGTAATGGTATTCCGAAACATGCACAGAAAAATATATTCAAACCAAATTTTAGTACAAAATCACCAATAGATGGAATAAGAGGTAATGGGATGTATTTAAATCAACATATTATAAAAGCTGCTGGTGGAGATATAAAATTAATAGGTAGTTCTGCACATGGTACAACAATTGAAATAGTATTACCTGTTAAAATTAGGGATGATGTTGATATAGAAGATACAATTAATAAAGTTGAAGTTGATAAAAAAACTTATATTTAATTTCTTAATATAAATAAATAAAAAGAGGTAAAATAATGATAAAATTTAGTAAATTTAATGAAGCTTATTCATTTGAAAACAAAGGTATGATTATTTTAGAAATAGATGATTTATTTCTAAATGAATCTAATAATGAAATAGATAATTTATTATTAGAAGCAGCTGAACCAGATATGGCTATGTCAAAAGTACTTAAAAAAGATGTTGTAAGTATGTCTAAAACAAACCTTACCAAAATAACAGATACATTTGTAAAATTGGTAAAACAAGAATACAGTAAAAATGCAAAGACCAAACAAAGATATTTGGGAAGAGTTAGATTTTTAAATGATTCTGGTATGACAAGTGAATATCCAATATTAACAATGTCAAAAGAAGCAGAAACAAAAATTGCCGATAATGCTGCTGCTGGAAAAAGTAGAAGTGGTAAATTATCAAATAATCAAATTAGAGTTATGATTAATAAAAAAAATGGGTGGAGAATTATAACTACAGATAGAGTATTAGGATTAGTTTTTAGAGGTAAATTATATACTTTAAAAGATTCGGATAATACAGTAATGACAGATACACAAAGTTCAAGTCTTCTTGATTTTGCTGATAAATCTGCTGATATTAAAGCAATTCAAGTTGAAAAGTTAAGAAATTATTTAATGAGTATAGGTATTACTGATGAAAAAGATTTACCAAAAATAACAACAAAAGATGAGATTAAAAAAGGTATACTTAATAAAATAACTGATAATAAAGTTAAAGGTATAATAGATTTAACACCTACAATTAAAGTATATAGTATTTCTATTACTGGTTATAATTATAAAACAAGAGAAGTTACAATTTCTATTAAATTGAATTTAAATGAAATAATTCAAGCAAAGTTTGGGACATCTAGTATTAAATTATCTGATAATCCAGTTGGAATAACCAAAGCACAATGGAAATTAAATGTAAGTAATATGAAAGATCAAATAATTGCTGATATTCAATCTTATAATTTTCAATCTGTTAAGATTGGGACTAAATACATTAATATAGAAGTAAAAGGTTAAAATTATAATAAATTAGAAGATGAGTTTTACCACTCATCTTCATTTATTAAATCTTCTTGTGGAGTTAAATCCCAACCAATTGGTGTTGTAATAAGTTTAATATTATTTTCAAAACCTTTAATATACATAAGTTCTCTATCTATATAATCATTAAGACCATAATCAAAAACTTTTTCATTATTAAAAGCAAATGCATTACTAAGAGTAATATTTGGCTCTTTCATATATAAAAATCCAATTTTATTTCCTGGCTCAATATCTTTAATTTCATTTAAACCTTTATCATTGATATATTTATTATGAACCAAAGATGCTCTTGAATTTACAGGTGCACTTAACCATTTTTTCTTATCAGGAACCCATTTTTTAAATTTTTTAGTTGATTCTTGCCACTCATAATCTAGACTAGAAACACCTTGATTAATACATATTTGAGAAGGTTTTTGTTCATCTGTTTTAATTCTTACTTCTTTCATATATTCAATAACTTTCTCAACATCACCATCAATTAAAATACTCATTGCAGATTCTAATTCTTTTCTGAAAAATTTAGGTGTTGATGCTCTTACCATTGATAAACCTGTAACTTTCATTTTAGGTTTTGTTAATGTAAGTCCTTCATCCCACCATTTTCTTGCCATATACATTTTAGGAGCAATTGAAATAAAGTTATCACAAATAACTTCTGGGTCTTCTACTAATTTTTCTGGCAAATATGCATTCATCATATTACTATAAATATCCAATTGAGCATAAGTTAAAGGTAAAGAAACTTTTTGAATATAATTATCAATAAATTCTGTAATTCTTGCTCTTGGTGTAGTATCTCTATAATCTTTTCCAAATTTTTTTTGAACAATAGGAGCAACTGAAATATAGTTACTATCTGTATCAATCTGTGGAATATTATCTTGATAAGACTTTTCTTCATATTGTATTTCTTTGGATTCTACACCAGCTATTTCATCTATTTTTTTTGAATTAGCTTGTCCAGCTATTAAATTTGCTATTCTTGATGATGATGTAACCGCGCCAGAAAAATATTCTTTATCTCCAGCAAATACAGTGGCTTGCATAGATAAAGCACCATAAGCACTATTAACCAAAATTTTAAGACCCATTTGATAAACATTAAACATATCAGCATCAGCTTCTAATTCTTTTAATTTTATTTTATCGTAAAAGTCTTGATTTTTATAATCTTGAATCTCTTTGAATTTTGCTTTCATATTCTTTTTATGAACTTTTCTTTGAACAATAATATCTTCCATTGTTTGAGATAAAACACTTCTTTCATCAAGTCTGAAAAACATACCATTTGGTGTCATACAAACATTATATTTTTTAAGTGTATCTTCAATTTCTTTTGCAATTGTTGGATTACCCAAAACATTATTTGCAAAAGCAAAGTCAAATTTAATTAAATCTTTTGGTTCTACATTTTTTGGATAAAAAATAGCATATTTTGCTCTTATATTTAATAATTCTATTGGTAAATCTTCTGGTTGAATTAATGTTTCAATACCAATATTTGCCCATTGAATTGCTGATGGATATAAAGAACCAAAATCTAATGAAAAGACTTCTTTCCAAAACTTTGCTGTACCTCTTGTAATACCACCTGGAAATGTTTGTCCATGTGTGTCTGGGTCACTTAATAATTCACTAAAAAAATGTTTTTTATTTTCATCTAGTTCTGGCATTGTAATTGCATGTTCCATAATAACTTTATCAATTTTACCAAATTTACCTTCTAAAGGTAGTACTTGTTTTTTATTTAAATGATTATTATACATATAACTATTCCACTGTTTAATTGTACCACGGATATCATCCATTGTTACGCCACAAGTATAAGATATAAATTTTGCCAAATCAATTAATTTTAATTTTTCATTTAGTTCTATAAGTAAACCAACATCTTGAATTCCATATTCAATAAAAGTATTAAAATTATTTTCATAAAAGTCTTTAAAATCTGTATGTTCATCATGATTAATTTTTTCAGAACCTAATTCATATCCAGCAATAGTATCCAAAGAATAACTAGTATGTATCGTATAAGTATATTTTTTATATAAATCCAAATAATCTTCTTGAATAATACCAATCCATTTAAATTCATCTTGAATACCATAATTGGTTTGTACTTCTCTATGTCTAATTAAATTAGCATGTGGACTTAATTGTTTAACATATTCGCCACTTAAACAATCTGTATTGAATTTCCACATTTTTTTTAAATCATCATAATAATATAAATCGTCTCTTTTATCAAGAACTCTTATAATTCTATTGGTAACATAAGGGTCATCATATCCGGCTGTATTCCAACCTGACATTAAAGCAGGGTCTCTTTTTCTTAATAATTCTAGAAACTTTTTAAGCATTTTTTCTTCTGTTTCACACTTAATATATTTTACTGGCCCATGTGGAGATTTAAAATTAAGAACATTATCCCAATCTTTTTTTAATGCAAAAATAAAAAACATTTTCATTTCAGTATCATAAATTTGAATTGAAGTAATAGTTGCCATAGCAGCTCTTGCATGTCCAGTAGGTTTCCAGTCATCTTTTGATACTTTCTTTGGAACTGATTCATCAAATATAGCTGTTTCAATATCCCAAAACCACATATTACCAAATTCATGATAAGAATCTATTGGATTTTTCCAATTTTCTCTAATAAATGTTTGTTCCTGTGATTTATTACCATACATTGGAACATTTGAATTTTTATAAAGATTGAAAGTCTCTCTATAATCTTTCATGGTTTTAAATGTTAATTTTTTTAATGGTCTTTTTTCAGGTATTGAAATAAAGTCAGTAGCTTCTGCTTCATTTTTAGCATTAACATAAATCGATGGAATAACTCTAATTGATTTTGTTTGGGTTTTTTTTGTTTTAGTATCGTAGATTCGTGCATATAATGCACCCATATTTCCTTTAAATACATTCTCGTATTTAAAATTACTATTTGATTGATTTGTTGACATTATTTTTCCTTTAAGTTTTACCTCATTGAGTCCACATTGGATGAGTTTTCTTTAATTTTGTTATTTATTATACTGTGATTTTACCTAAATATATAGGATTTTTGATATGTGTTTTGTAGTATTGGTTTTATCTCGTTTCATATAGTCAGAGATAAAACCAAATATATTTAATTTGTTGATTTATTAATAAAATTTGATATTATATATCAAATTTTACTATATCTCCATCTTTCATTTTCATTATATCTGACATGATTTTATTAATTTCATCTTTATCAAATTTATTTTCAATATTATCAAAAACTTCATCTGATTTGCCATCTCTTTTATCTATTTCTTTATATAGACTATCTATATATTTTTTGTGTTTATTATATGTATCTGCACTATCATGCCATGCATAAAATATTTCATCATTTTTACTTTTGGATTCTAAAACATCACTTTTTCCGTTTATATATTCGCTAAATTTTATCATTTTTTAATTCCTCTTTAAAATTATTTATAAATTTAAAAATTTAATTTGCCAAAATCTAATCCCAAATTATCAGGTTGTTTTAATGTACCTGTATTTAATTCAACTTGGTCAACAGCTTCATAAGATGATTCTCCATCAAAATCAGAATACATCATTCTTGTAAAGTCTGTTTCCATCATTAAGGAAGGCATTTGGCCTGTATATCTATTTTTAACAATTTTCCAGATTTGTTGATTTTGTTCTTTCATTTGGTCATTATTAATAAGCATAATAGCAACATCTGCTGTCATTGCAATCTTTAAAGATTCAGATATATTTTCCATTCCAGCTTCTGTATTACCAATTGCAGCTCTACCCGCTTGAGAAGAACTAATCATTTTAATACCTTTTGTACCTTTTGAATTATACGTTTCTTTGGCAATAGCATGTAAATCTTCTGCAACTTTTCCAAGTGCATCATAAGAGTTTGAGTCTTTTGATGCTCTTGCAGATATCATAAGACCTAAATAATCTACGACAATTGCGTCTGGTATAAATCCTTTTTTACTTTGTAGTTCATCTAATAATGATTTTAACATCATTGTATTAAATGTACCAGCTCCATATTCTTTAACAATTAAAGTACCAATATTATCTTGAACTTTTGCCCATTTCTCTAATAAATCTTTTTCGGATAATTCAGACAAATCATTTATTGTTGTTCCCATAAGATTAGCATCGATTCTTTTTGCAATCTCTTTTTCTGGCATTTCGAGTGTAACAAATAAAACATTTTCTTTTTTTAATAATAAATTTGCTGTTGTAAATACTTTTGCTGCTGTTTTCCCTGTATGAGTTGGTCCAATAAACATGAATAAAGAACCAGGTCTAATCCCCCCACCTAAAACTTTATCCAATGAAGGTAAACCAATTGGTGTAAAAGCTTCCATTGATTTATAATATTCTAATCTCTCATTGATTGTATCATGATAATTTAATCCAATAGATGTATCAAAATTAATATTAAGAGATTTTTCAACCATTCCTGGAATAGGATCAAATGGTTGATTTGATTGTATAATATCAGCTGCTTCAAAAATTGTTTTTGAAAGTTGTATTTTTTGTACCCATCTTTGTGTTTGGTCTATTAAAAAATCCATATTTTGTATTGGAGGATCTCTTAAAACATCTTTAAATTTACTTATTGTTGTTTGTTGTAAAGTTTTATTTAGTGAATTATCTTGTTTTATTTCCAATCCAATTTCACGAGCATTTGGTCTCTTATTATATTTATCAGTTAAATTTTTAATTGCTTCAAAAATAGTAGCATTATTTGGGTCTTGAAAAAGACCTTTGGATAAATGACTGTATGCCTTTGTATAGTATGACTCACTATTCATTAAGTTTTGTAAAATTACGTCTTCTATATTTTCATTCATATCTTTCCTTTATTTTTCTATATTATATCTATCTTTCTCTTAACAGAATCAAATAAAGAGCATTAAAATATATTTATGCTCTTTATTTTGGTCATTTATGAATTTAAATTATCCAATGATTCATCAACAACTTCTAATAAAAATTTAGAAAATTCTATTTGGTGTGTGGCAGTTGTATCTTCTAATTTCATGCCGAAAGCTTTTGGATGACCACCAGCTGTTTCAATATTTTCATGTTCTAATGATTTTCTAACTATTGTATCTTTTAATATACCATCATCTGATAAATTATCTCTAAATCTAATAGAAATTCCACCATAACTAGAAACTATAATATAAACATCAAAACCTTCATAATCAATTGTAACATGATTTTTATAATCATCAAGAAAAATCATAAAAATCCTTTTTTCTCCACCTGGTTCATGTCTAAATATTCTACCATTATTATCTAATTTTTCAAAGAGTTTTATTTTTTTCTTCATTAATTCTTTATATTTTTCTTTATCAGAATTTCTTAATTTGAACTCATCTTTAAATCTTGTATAATAGTAATCTTTTTTAAATTCCCAAAATAATTCATTATAAACAATAGCACCTTTAAATTTTTTATTATCTTTTAACCAAATATCATAAATATTTACATACTCAACATATTCTTCTAATCCTTTATCAAAATTTCCATTAAAATTATTTTTTAAATATAAATGTGTTAATTTTGTAGCACAAGCTTTTGGATTAATTAATATAATAAAATTATCTTTTACTAAATGATTATATTCTTCTTTAAATGGATGATGGTCTATAAAATAAAATTTCATTCCTGGGTTTAAATCTGTTATTTCTGATAATTTTTCTAATTGTTGATAAGTAAAAGATAAATCAGTTACCCATACTTGGTCTGGTCTTGTGTGAGTACAGTAATCTTGTACTATTTCTAAATATTCATCTATTTTTCCATAACTAATATTCATTCTTGTTATTTCACCTAAATGTTGTCTTAATACTATTTGAGCGCTCAAACCGTCAAGGTCATTATGAGAAACTGATAATATACTCATTTTTGCTCCTTTATATCTCTGCTATACCATCCAGTATATTTTTCATATTTTTCTATTCTAGCTTTATGCTCCATGTAAATTCCTTTTGTATTTTTTAATCTTGATTGTTTTAATGGTCCAAATGGTAAATCATTCTTTTCACAAACTTCTATGAAATTACCATAACAAGTAAACTTTAATTCATCTCTTTCATTATATATTCCAATAATTTTTGCTTTTGGATTTTTCATCCCAATAGATAATTTTTTATCTTTTCTTGTTTTAGAAATTTTCTTTGCATTATCTTTATATATCCCTTTTATTTTCATAGTCTCAGCACTTTTTCTTGCTGTTTTGGTATAAATATCTTCGCCATTTATATCTTTAATTCTTTTTGTTTCAACCATTTGTTTTGCACCAGTAATATAAGAACCGTTTTCTTTTCTTGTTTTCAACATTTTCTTTGTTGCTTCTTCTGTTGTACCACCATCTAATCCGTTTTCTGATTTCATATTAGCCCATAATTCAGATTCAGTTATCTCATTAATTAGAGAAAAAACTAAAGCTTTATTTTCTACATCTTCTAAATTGTATATACCATGTATTTCCATAGTAACATCATCACCAAATTCTTTAAGGTGTAATAACCATTCTGTTCCGGAACCATGATATGATTTTTGTAAATCTTCTTGTGTAAAATATCTTGTTGTTTTACCAAAATATTTAAGTCCTGTAATGTTGTGTGTAGCGATATAAAGTGTTATTTGATTTTTCATTGTAATCTCCTATTAAGTAATAAGAGGACTTGTCGGTCTGTTTTTCTTATTGTGTACGACCGACAAGAGGTACACAATAAGAAAAACACTCTTATTTCAATTATTTATATATTAATTATATCAAATATATGCTTAATATGCTCATTTTATTCCTTTTATTTTTAATAATTCTTTTCTTTTTTTATTTAATGCATTTCGTAATTCTAAAATTTTAGAGTTTTTTGTGTGTAAATTATTTATTTGTGCAATCTTTTCCAATAATTGAATCAGTTTTTCTCCACCCAAAATATTCATATATTCTTTAGCTGTTTGTTTACCACATTTAAAATGCAAAGCAATCGCTGATAATATTATTTCTTGTTCTTTATCATTTTTATCAAATTCCAAAAATTTCTTCTTTGGTAAATTAACAACATTTCTTAAAAATATATACTCATCTTTTTTTGGTACATATTGTAAACCTCTTGTTGAATTTAATACATTTATTTTATGACATGTTTGTGCGTCTCTTGATAACCATTTCATTGTAACAAATGGAACAAAATGTTTTTCAACATCATTATCGAATACCTTTATTTTTGTTATTACAGATTTTAATACATCAAAATAGCTTAATTCTTCTTGCAATGTAGACTCCTTCTTTTATAAATAATTATAACATAAAAATATTTAATAAACTAGAGGAATATAAATTTGACTATTAAAAAATCACCTTACTCAATAATGAAATCAGCAATAGATAAAAGCTTTAATCCAACATCAGAAGAAATAAAAACAATAAATTCATTTTTTTTAACAAGATATGTTTCTAATGATCCAAGTACAATTTATATAGCAAATATTTTAAATTGTAATACAAAATTTATCCCTATAGAAGCTCAATATAAATTCATAAGAAATTCAACTATGGAAAAAGTTGCATTTATTAATTATCCGAAAAAAGAGAAGATAATTAGTGATAAAGATCTAAAATTTATAATGAAATATTATAAATGTGGAGAATCAACTGCAAAAGATTATGTTAAGATTCTGGGTCCAGAAAAGACACAAGAAATTGTAGATAAATATTTAAATATAGGTAAAAAAAAGAGAAGATAAAAATATCTTCTCTTTTTATTTTATTTAAAATTGTTAAAATTAAATTAGAGCTTTTCCAGCTGTAGATAATCTTAATTTGATTGTTTGTCCAGCATCTTTTGACCAAGCTTTCTCAACACCACCAATTTTACTAACACCACTTCTTGCAGCTGTATCAACAACTTTAAGTTTACCTAAACCAGGGATTGTAGCTTCTCCACTTTCAATAGTACCTTCTAAAAGTGTACCAATCACTGTTTCTACTGTTCTTCCTGCTTCTGCTTTAGAAACTTCCAATTTACCTGCCACTGCTTC